ACCTGTAGCGATTAGCTTTAAGAACAAAGAGGTAGTTACTAAAGATGGTAGTGTTAAAGAGTTTCCTATTCCTATTGGAACTTATGGTAACTTTAGCTTTATACAAGCACCTCCAAAGTCAATGAAAACATTTTTTGTTAGTTTATTAGGTTCAGCCTTCTGTAATCCTGCTGGAGAGTTTACTAAAGGTATGGGTTCTTTTAGAGGTAAAAAACACTTCATACACTTTGATACAGAGCAAGGAGATTGGCATTCACAAAGAGTGTTTAAGAGAGTTGAATGGATGAATAAAGGATTAAACTTAGATTTCTACCATACATTTGCTTTAAGAAAGATAGGTTATAAGGATAGGATAGATTTTATACAATACTACTTAGATTGTATGAGAGAAGAAGGTAAGGAAATAGGTTTAATAGTTATTGATGGTATTGCAGATTTAGTTAGCGATGCTAATAACTTAGAAGAGTCTAATCTAATCGTACAAAAGATAATGGCTTGGTCTACTGTTTATGATTGCCATATCGTAACTGTAATCCATAGTAACTTTGGCTCAGATAAGCCAACAGGACATTTAGGTAGTTTCTTAGAGAAGAAAGCAGAGACTCAGATACAGTTAGAGAGAGATGAGAATAAGTTTGGTTGTATAACAGTATCTTGTAAAAGAAGTAGGAATACACCATTTGAGTCTTTTGACTTTATATTGAATGAAAATGGATTACCTAAGATAATTACTCCTGATGAGTTACTTAGTTTTTAATCTGTTTATAACTTTTTAATTAATATTAAACAATAAACATTATATTTATAACATAAAATACAATTATGAAAGATTTTAGACCAAGATTAAAAGGTAAGATATTAAAGGCTTATAAGAACCTAACTAAAGTAGAGAACAGAGTTCTTGTTATAGGCGATTTACACGAACCATTTTGTTTAGATGGTTATTTAGATTTCTGTAAAGAACAGTATGCTATACACAACTGTAACAAGGTTGTTTTTATTGGAGATGTTATTGACAATCATTATTCAAGCTATCACGAATCATCAGCAGATGGTTTAGGTGGTAAGTTTGAGTTAGAACAAGCAGTAGCTAAATTAGCTAAATGGTATAAAGCATTTCCTAATGCAGATGTTACTTTAGGTAATCACGATAGAATTATAATCCGTAAAGCACAATCATCAAATATTCCAAGTAAATGGATTAAAGAGTTTTCTGAAGTGTTAGAGACTCCTAATTGGAACTTTGTAACAGAGGTTTATTACGATGGTGTTAGGTATGTTCACGGAGATAAAAGTGGTAAAGCAAGAATGGCTGCAAAGAGAGATATGGTATCTACTGTATCTGGTCATTATCATACAGACTTTTATTGTGAATGGATGTTTGGAAAGACAAGAGCTATCTTTGGTATGGCAGTAGGTTGTGGTATAGATAGTAAGTCTTATGCTATGGGGTATATGCAAGGAGGTAAGAAGGAAGCTATTGGCTTAGGTATTGTATTAGGTGGTCATACTGCTTTTAATGTAAAGATGGAGTTGTAATGAATTACAATAATGATTTTAAATACGATTTAAAAGTCGGTCAAGTTAAAGAAGAGGAGTTAGGTAATATACTTAACTCCTCGACTATTGAAGTTAAGTACGATTTGAAGGCTTTAAAAACAGGTAATGTGTATGTAGAATACTTTAGTAGAGGTAAGCAATCAGGTATATCTAAATCTAAAGCAGATTACTATTGCTTTGCATTTGGAGAAACATTACATTTAATAAAGACTTCTGATTTAAAAGATAGGTGCAGAAAATATCTTAATACAGATAGGGATAGAGCTGGAGGAGATAATAACACATCAAAAGGAATACTATTACCAATAAAAGAATTATTTTAATGACGCATAAGATAATATCCCCTCTATTTGTAACATTACCGAGAAAGACTGTTAAAGATAAGAGGATTGCTTTGAATATGAATACATATAGGAACTTACATCACAGAATAAGTAATGATGCTAAGAAAGCCTATTCAGAGGCTCTTAGAGAGCAGTTAAAGGATTTGTTTATACAAACACCTGTCGAGGTAACTTATAAGGTCTATAAAGCCTCTAAAAGACGCTTAGATAAGATGAATGTGATTAGTGTAGTGAGTAAGTTTTTATTAGACTCGATTACAGATTATGGTTGTTGGGAAGATGATAATGATGATTACGTAAAGACAGAGACTATATTACCTACAGAATTAGATAGAGAAAACCCAAGAGTAGAAATAATTATAAAAGAGATTTAATGTTAGAAAAATTAGCAGTTCATCAAGAGTTATGGATTAAGATGTTAGTGAATTTAGGATGTAAGTTAGATGTAGCTGAAGACTTGGTTCAGGATATGTATCTTAGGATGCATAGACTTGTTAAAGATGAGAGTAGAATTATGTACAAAGATGATATTAATAGGTACTTTGTATGGGTTACATTAAGGAATTTGTATTACTCTTATTTAAAAGATAAACGTAACAGTATTTTCTATGAGATATTAGAGAATGATGAGGTTGTTGAGAAGCAGTATGATGTGGAGGAAGATGATGCTTTTGAAAAGATAATGAGTCAGGTAGAGAGTATAACATCTGGTTGGACTGTTTACGACAAGAGGCTATTTGAACTGTATTTTATACAAGGCTTATCTTTACGAGCTATATCTAAAGGAGCTAAGATAGGATTGACTTCTATACATAACTCTATACTAAACCAAAAAGCTATATTAAGAGAAAGTTTATCAGAAGATTTAATAGATTATTTTAACCAAGATTTTGACAAGATATGAAACCAGACAATTATTATTTAGAATTAGAAAAGCAAGGATACTATGAAACTATAGACAAGAGGTCTAAAGATTACAGAGAGTATAAGGAATGGAATAAGACTAAGGTATCTAAGGATTATGAAGCACTTAAAGATAATGTTGCTAAACAATCTAAAGGTGTTGGAGATACAGTAGCTAAGATTACTAAGGCTACAGGAGTAGATAAGTTAGTTAAGTTTATAGCAGGAGAAGATTGTGGTTGTGATGATAGGCAAGAGAAACTTAATAAGCTATTTACTTATAAGAAGGTTAATTGTATATCAGAAGAAGATTATGTTTACCTGAGTGATTTCTTAGGAGGTAATCCTCGTAAAACCACATCTCAACAAAGAGCGAGACTAATATCTATTCACAATAACATTTTTAATACTAATCAAAAAAACACAAGTTGCAGACCTTGTATTATAGGAATTGTAAATAAATTGAAAAAGTATTTGGAAGTATATAAATAGTTTTGTAGTTTTGCTTTAAATTAAATACATATATTATGAAGCGAACTAAAGAAGAAAAATTAACTAAGTTCTGGAATCACAGAATCAATCCTGTTACAGGTTGGTTTGATGACAAGAGAATGCATAAGAAGAAAAAACCTAACAATAAACTACTGATTTATGAAAGTAATATTTGATGCAGATAGTTTAATCTATGCTTCTTGCTTTAAGAAGAAAGATGATAGAGAGTTTCCTGAAGACTTATTTGAGACAGATGTTAATGTTGCTTTCAATAAGTTTGAAGTTAGCTTTGAAAGGTTACTTGATTTCTTAGAAGAACAAGTGAATGTTAATGAGGTAGTATTCTGTAATGGCTCTAAAAATAACTTTAGGAAAGATATATCAGCTACCTATAAGTTAAATAGAACGCAGAAGAGACCAGAGATATTACCTCTACTTCACGATATGGTTAAGCTTGAATACAATTCTATTTATGGAGATGGTGTAGAGACAGATGATGTTGTAGCTACATTATGGGCAGAAGAGGTAGAAAAGAATGGTATTGACTCTGTTATTATAATGTCTTTAGATAAAGACTATAAACAATTCCCTTGCTGGTTTTACGACTACAACTATAAGAAAAGAGAGTTAGTTAAAATATCAGAGCAAGAAGCTAATAAAAACTTCTATTCTCAGATGATTGTAGGGGACTCAGCAGACAATATAAAGGTCTGTAAGGGCTATGGTAAGGTTTATGCTGAAAAGTTGTTTAAAGACGCTAATAACAAGTATTCATTAATGAATAGAACCTATAGACTTTATAAGGAGGTTTATGGAGATGATGCAAAAGCTATGTTTAATGAAGCTAAATCATTACTAACACTAAAAACAGATTGTTATGAGAACATTAAGCGATGAAGATAAGAATGTTGTGGAGTTATACTTCTTGAATACAATACTTGAGATGCAAGAAGGGTTACCTAAATACATTTTAGAAGACATTTTAGAATATTACGAAGAACAAGAGATATACTTGGCTTGTGCTGGTATAAAAAAGGTTTTAGATTGGTATCAAACCAATACCTTTACTAAAGTATTACTTAAAATAGAAGAAATAAAAGAAAACAATAAATTAAACTAAAACAAAAAAGATGATAGATTACAAGAAAGAAACAGCAGATGAATTAGCAAGAGATTTTGAAGTATTAACAGGTATTGACTTAAATTCTAACTCAAGAAAGACTGAAATAATGATTACAAGAACATTATTCTATAAGATACTAAGAGATGTTAATTATATGAATGATAGAATGATTTCAGAATGGTTTAAATCAAGAGGTGTAAAAAGAAATAGAGCATCTATATTTCAAGCACTACAAAAAATAGGTATTTACTATAAAACATACCCATCATTCAGAGATTTTTATAATGTTTACTTTAATGATAAGGCTGAAGAGTTTTTTACAATAGAACAGACTCAAAAGAGAGCTTTAAAGGAGTCTAAACGTAATTTACATATAAACTCATTAAAAATAGGTAAAGATAGCTTAGAATTGCTTATAGACACCATTCCAGAGGACAGAAGAGATGAGATACGTGAACTTATTACTATGAGAGTTAAATCTTGGTCTTGGAAGAGTAAAGATGAATGTCAAATAATAGAAGGAGAGTCTATATTAGAATTATATTAACTTATTAATAAATAAATTATGAGAGGTACACAAACACATTACGAAAATGGCAAAGATTATGACATTATAGATGTTATTAGAGATTATGACTTAAATTTCTGTAGAGGTAATATAATTAAGTATATTGCAAGAGCAGGAAAGAAACACGATGAACTGCTTGACCTTATTAAGGCACAAGATTATCTCAATAGAGAGATAGAACTATTAAGGGAGGCTAATTAGCTTCCTTTTTTAGTTTAAATGTTAAAGAAATGTTAAAATTAATAACAAGTAGTCAATAACTTAAATTGTTTTGTATATTGCAACGTAATTAAAAACTAAATATTATGAAAGAACTAATAGAAACACTACAAAAGATTGATACAGATTTTTATAACGGAGGTATTACCTTTGGTCAAAAGTATGACCTTGTAAACGCTATTGAAGAAGTATTAAGAAACCAAGAATTTATTAAATAGAAGTTATGACAGAAGAACTAAAGAATAGGATATTATCAATACGACCAGAATACTCAAGTAATAGTAATTCTATGCACCCACTTCCTGATGAGATTAGATTATACTATCAAGAAGATGATTACTTAATAGATTTAAGTTTAGACATACACGATGTATTAAATACAGAGGTTATGAAAGATGAAGAGGATTATGAGTTGTCAAATTCAGATATTACTTTTATATGTGGTTACCTATCTGGATTATTGCATTACGAAATAGAACTTACTAAGAACTATTATGAAGCAGAACGTAACGAGCAAGGAAATTATTATTATTATACCTAAAAAATAAATAAAATGAAGATATTAAATTTATATGCTTGTTTAGGTGGTAATCGATACAAGTGGAATGAAGTAAAAGAGGATATTAAAGTTACTGCTGTGGAGTTAGACCCAGAAGCAGCAAGATTATACCAAGAACGCTTCCCAAATGATACTGTAATAGTAGCAGATGCACACCAATATTTATTAGACCATTACAAAGAGTTTGATTTTATATGGAGTTCTCCACCTTGTCCAACTCATAGTAGATTTCAAATTTCTATGAAAACTAAAAGAAAAATGAAGTACCCAGATATGAAACTTTATCAAGAAATAATTTTTTTAGATACTTTTTTCGATGGTAAATATGTAGTTGAAAATGTAATACCATACTATACTCCTTTAATCCCTGCAAAAAAAAGAGATAGGCATTTATATTGGACAAACTTTAATTTACCGAATGTTTTAAGTGAAAGGAAAAGTCCTAATATGGCAGCTCAAGAAGAGGGTAGAAAGAAATATAAAAAATTAAATAAAAATGTTTTTGATGTGTTTTGTGAGTTTCACGATTACGATTTTAGAAAATACAAGGGTAAACAAGATTTAGGGAAAATGTCAAGAAACCTTGTAGATTATGAAGCTGGTAAAACAATCTTTGAAACTGCTTTAGGTATTATTAAAAAACAAGATATTAAACAAACAGAATTATTTTAAATACCTAAAAAACAAAATAACAATACTTTAGTTATCATAATATGAGTAATTCACAAGAGATTAAGCCAACAGATGGTAGAAAAGGTAATAGTAGAAAGAAATCTATTCCTAAGCTACCTGTACCAGAAAAAGAGAGGTCTAATAAACCTGCAATGAATACTGCTAAGAAGAATCGTAAGAAACAATATGCTAAAAAGGCTATTAAGAACGTATTTGGGAGCGAAGTAAATGCTTTTGAGAGCTTAGCTAAGAAAGCAGAAGAAGGTAGCTATAATCATATGAAATTGCTTATGGATTTTGCTTATGGAGATGATAAAGAAGAGGTTTCTAATAAAGTTCAAGCACCTACTATTAATTTCTTTGGAGATAGCGTTGAAGGTAAGAAGATTAAAGATAAGATTATAGACGTAACACCAAAAGATGAATAATATAAATATACACGAGAAATATATACCTATTTTCAAGAACGAAGGTAGGTATTTTGTTGTTACAGGAGGTAGGGGTAGTGGTAAGTCATTTGGTATAAATGTATTCTTACTTAACTTAACTTATGAATCAGGACATAAGATACTGTTCTCACGTTATACTATGATTTCAGCACATACATCTATTATTCCTGAATTTATTGAGAAGATTAACTTAATGGGAGTCCACGATGACTTTAGGATAACTAAAGATGAGATTATGAACCTCAAGACAGGTAGCTCTATTATATTTAAAGGTATTAGAACATCATCAGGTAATCAGACTGCAGCACTTAAATCCTTAAATGGTATAACTACATTTGTAGTGGATGAAGCAGAAGAACTTGTTGATGAAAGTGTTTTTGATAAGATTGATTTCTCTATACGTTCACAAACTAAACAGAATAGAGTTATTCTTATACTGAATCCAACAACTAAAGAGCATTGGATATATCAGAGGTTTTTCCAAAATGAAAACGTATTGGCAGCATCTAATATGGTTAAAGGAGATGTTACTTATGTTCATACAACTTACAAAGATAATAAGACAAACTTATCTGAATCATTCTTAGGTAGGATATATGAAATGAAACGTAAGAGACCAGATAAGTATCAACACCAAATATTAGGAGGTTGGCTTGAGAAAGCTGAAGGTACTATTATAAGAAAATGGAGAGTAGGAGACTTTATTCCTACAGAACTTACTTGCTATGGGCAGGATTTTGGATTTTCAGCCGATTTAACGACACTTGTGAAGATTTCGGTAGATAAGAATGCAAGAAAGGTTTGGGTTAAGGAAATCTACGGAAAACCTAATCTAAACACATCTGAGATAGCAGGTATGAATAGACGAGAGTGTGGTATGGATTTAATTATTTGTGATAATAGTGAACCACGTTTAATATCAGAGATGAAAACATTGGGTCTTAACATAAAACCTACAATAAAGAAGAAAGGTAGTATATTATCAGGTATAGCACTTATGCAAGATTATGAGATAATAGTTGATAGAGGTTCTCACGGCATAATAAGAGAGCTAAACAACTATGTATGGAAAGACAAGGGAGAAGCACCAATAGATAAGTTTAATCACTTTATAGATGCTATTAGGTATGGTATGATGTATTTAGTACAAGGGGTAAACTCTGGAGTTTATGTGATAAGATAAAAATAAAATGTTTAATATGAAGGGGGTCAATTAATTTTGTCTCCCTTTTTTTGTTTAATATAATGGGGTGTGTTTAATATGGGGGGATGTTTAATATAATACCCTATGTTTAATATGAGGGGGTATGTTTAATATGAGGGGGTATATTTTATTATTTAGAATGATTCTTGATAGCTTATTCTTATTTAGACTCGTTAAAAATAGCTTATTTATATTCATTATAAATAACGATATTATTTTTTTATATGGTTTATTTTTTGTAGACGTATGCAAGTGTTTAATTGTTAAAATTATATTACAAATTTATACCTTAGCAATAGAATGATAAAACACTGAAATTTATTTTTGTTACATTTTTTTGTTTTTTTGTTGTGTATTAAATTTATTTGTTTTAAATTTGCATAGGATAACAATTAAGTTATCTATTTAAAACTCAAAACAATGAAACAAATTAAAAAAGTAATTAAGGAACTAAAAAAAATCGCTCAGGCTATTCATACTATAAAACGATAAAAATATGTTAGAAACAATAGAGCAAATTAGAAATTTAGCAACTGCAACAGATAATATCTATTTATTACATTTAGTTAACAAATTAAAAAAGGAAATCAACAATAAAAACAAATAAGATGAAAAGAGTGTTTACAAATAGTGAAATAGTACACGTATTTAACGAGCAAAATCAAAACGAGGGTCGAACCTCAAACGGTTCAATTTATTTTTATAACAATAAAATTTATAGTTATGGTTCACACTATTTATTAGCTGAATTTTTAGACAATAATACAATTTTAATAAACGACAAAGGTTATTCAAGTACAACAGGAAAACATATAAGTTTAATTACATCAGCAACAAGAAACAGAAAACAATATTTTATAACTAAAACAGACTATAAAAGAGTAAATCAAAATACAAAAGAGTACTTAAATAAATTAGTTAAAGCAAGAAAAACAAAAGAGTTTTATTTAACACAAATAGATAGTACTTTAAAAATGTATTTTGAATATTTAGAATATACCAAACAGAAAACAAAATTTAATAGTTATAAAGAGCATAGAGAAACTTTAAGAATAGCAAATAAATTTTATAATGATTTTGACAATTTAAAAGAAACGATAAAAGAGGCTAATTTAAAAGCATCAATAAAAGCAAAAAAAGAAATAGTACAAAAGTTAAAAGATTGGAAAAGTAATAAAATAGACTGGTTTCTAAATAAAACAAATTTTGACTATTTACGTATCAATGGCGAAAACATAGAAACAAGTCAAAATGTAAAAATATCAATTAAAGAAGCAAAAAAAGTTTTAAAATTAATTGAAGCAAAAAAAGTAATAGGTCAAAAAATAGATAATAGGTTTACGGTTACTTCTTTTAACAACTTTTTAAAAGTAGGTTGTCATAATATATCTATAAAAGAAATAAACTATATAAAAAACTTAATTTAAAAATAATAACAATGAATAAATTAAACAATTACTACAAAAATAATTTAGACAAATTAGGAAATTTAAAATTACATAGTTCGATACAAATTAGATGCGAGGGTAAAAAAACAAATTATTTCTCAATCAATAAAGAGAGTAAAAAAGAATTAATCAACTTTATAAAAAATATATAACAATGTTTAAACTAAAAATAAACTTTAAATTAAGACTCAAATTAGTAAGTACCAACAAAGATTTTATTTGCTATTCACTTAACAAAGATAGAACGGAAATAAGTAGCTATATTTTAACAAACGACTTATATAGACACCGTAATAAGTACACTAATTTTAAGGCCTTGAGCTGCATTAAAAAACAATTCAATTCAATAACTTTTTAAACTTATAACGATATGAAATATTTTATAATAGAAAAAGATGGAAAAGTTTTGATACTCGAAACAACAAAAGAAACACACCGGAGTTTAAAAGAGAAAGGTGTTAAAGTAATAAATTTATTCGGCAGAAAAGATTATGCAAATATATGGTGTGATTTTTACAACCATAAAATACACAGAAAAGAGTTAAGGTTAAAATTAAAATTATAACGATATGATAGTAAGGCAATTTTTAAGCTGTTTACGAGCAAACAAGTATACGTACAAAAATATAAGTATTGATGACGTTGATAGGTTTCAAAAATTATATAATTATCTCAAAAAACATAAAGATAAAGAACTGTATAAAAATGTATTTTTTCATAATGATGCGTTAAAAAATCAAATTTACTTTTGGTTGGAATATGAAAATGAAAACGATATTTTAAAAGGGGTCATAGATTTTACGAGAAAATACAACGCAATGAAATTAATATCCCAAAACATAAAACATTAAAATATATATAACGATATGACTAATAAAATAAACATTAATACAAAAGTAGTAATAAAAAAAGATTATAATAGTAATTTATCTTATGATATAAGAAATCAAAATATAGGTTATTTATTAACTGAATTAGACCTATATTGTGAAATAAAAAACAATAGTTTTGTGAATATAATTAAAGAATTACAAGCAACAAATGCTTATAATAATAACTATACAGATAAATTGATTATTAACGCTGTAGGATATAGCCAGTCGGATTGGCAAGAATATACTTTACACTACAATAAAGATGAAATTAACAAAGCTTATTTAAAACAATTAATTAAATTATTAAAAAAATCTTTCACACATTTAAACGATTATATTGCATACGTTAATGAATTAGTAACAGTAGACAATAAAACTTATTCAAGTGTAAATACTGAATGTTTTGGGTTTTGTGTTAATCAAACAGAATTTCCAGAAAGTGAAAGTATAATAAAAGAATTTAATGAGCAATTTGGTATTAAATATGATACCATTGAATACATAATAAGTTAATAAATAACATAAAAATAAAAACAAATATTATGACATTAGAGCAAAAACAAAAATACATTGAAACTTATTTCGACTGGCTTAATTATGAATGTGCCGACCCATACGACGAAATCGAATTCTTAATTAATTGTGCATTGAATGGAAATGACAAAGATAATATTATTGATGTACTTGAAACAACATTTAAACGCTATTTCTTAAACGAATAGTAATATTTTACCTATTAATTTAGCCTATATAGATTAAATTTTATATAGGTTTTTTTTATGCAGTTATTTTTTTAATTGCTTGGCATTGTTTAGGGGTATGATATAGAAATTTAAACCACAAATCAAAACTCAATTTAAGCACGTCTAAGCCACTCAAATATTAAATCTATAGTAATGTACCATAGATATAGAGAAATAGGCGTAAATCAAAGATTAGGATTGTGTAGTATCTATCTTTAACGAATTCTAGCTATATCCGATATACTTAAATAGTCAAATATCTTTTCGTTTAAAACTGACATATCAATTTTGAAAATATAATAATTAGTCCAATACTGATTATAGTCTAATATCTTTTTGTTATAAACAGGTAATCTAATTTTGAAAATATAATTATATGCTCGATGTTTAGATATGCACCCTCCTATAATCTTAATGTATGTTAGTAGTTAGCTAACTGGTATAACTGTTTATGCTCGTTAGTTTGAATATCTATTGGGTGCTACGAAGATTATAAAGGTTATAGATGCAATTACTAAGGAGACTTAATGTATCTGAACCAATAGCCTTACGATTATGACTAAAGTTTGGTAGGTTAAAGAGAACTACAACTCTGTATATTAAGATAACTAAATAATTTATTTTTGTTTGTGTATAATGTTGTATTATAAATAAATAGTATAGTATAGTTGTTTACTATAGATTTTTCTTATTGTCAATCAATAATCTTATATTTTTTGTATAGTATTTTAGTTCTACCTAAAAATAAATTTGATAAGTTATTTGATGTTACACCTAATTTTTCTGATAAATACCATTGATTAAATCTCTCTACTTTATTTGTTTCAATATTTAATATATTTTTCCATTGATTATTTGTTTTATTGAATTTCTTATATTCTTTTCTACAGAACCTTCCGTGTAATAAAGCTGTATAAGTAGATGGTTTAATACTATATTTATCATAAAAATCACTCCTTGTTGTTTTAAACCAAACTTGTTTTTTAAAGTCATATATTTCTATTTCCTTTAAAGGAATCTCTCTCTTACTTATTTTTCTTTCTTTCCTTCTAATCCATTCTTTTGTTAAATGAAGTCCTTTTTCATAATCATCATAATACATAAAGTTTGAATTGTTTTTAATTGAGCCTTTTAATTTCTGAGATAAACGAATGTACTGACCTTGATTAGTTTTATAACTTCCTTTACCTATGCTTTTAGCAGTTTCTTCAATGGAGTAGAATATGTCTAATGTATTTGTGTTTATGATTTTTACATAACTATTTTTTATTTTATATCTATTAATCCATTTTTCTGTTAAATGTTTTCCGTTTTTATAATCCTCTAACTTCATCCAATCACTATTTGGGTGGTCTTTTTGTAATACATTTCCGAATATTCCGTATTTTTTAGTTAATTCAGTACCAGATTTTAAAACTTCTAAAGTTTCTGTATTTATAACTTTCTTAGACAGTCTTTTACTTAGTTTATTCCTTGCGTTTTGTGTGGGTATATGACCAGCAGCACCTTTTCCACCATCATCAAGATTAACAAGATTACCTAATCCTAAATCCTTTCTTCCTATTTCAGAAATTAAAAACACTTCCAACTCATAAGCATCATCTATACTAAGGTCTTTAGCAACAATATCTACTACTCTATCGTGTTTTTTGTACACATTTACCCACCACTTATTCCTTGAGTGAGTAGTATAGGCTCTATTTTGCTCACCCATACCTACATAAAAAATAGTTCCTTCTGTTTTTTTTCTATGTAAATAAACAACTTTATTTTTAACCTCTGTATTCACGTACTATAGATTTTTCTTATACTTATCAAATATCATTATATCGTGGTATTGGCTTTTATTTAGTTTAAGACTTAGTAGGTCTTGTTTAGCTTCTTTTCTTTTATTGCTTATAGGTAATCTATCTATAAGTTGTTGTAGTTTCTGTATTAGTTTTCTTCTGTTCATAATGATTGTTTTAGTTTGTTAGATATAATATTATGTATGCTATTGCTACATTTAAGTTTACTGCTACTAAGTTCCATTGTTTAGCTACAAATACTTGAGGTATTGATACTATACCTGCTATTATGTATGTAACCATACCTATTTTATCTGGTAGTAGGTGTGGAGACATCATCATAAATGAAGTTCCCATATATCCTAATCTACTTGATAGTCTTTCTATAGGTGTTAGTTTCTTCTTTCTAACTAAATTAGTTAGTGGAATATTCTTTATAGTATTTATTATTTTATTAATCATCTTAATCTATTTATAATTATTTTTATCAGTAAAATAACCAGCTACTATAGTATTTGATAATAATCCTATACCTTCTTTAATCATAGCTCCTTTATATTCTTTTACATCTTTAAGGTTGTGGTATCTGTAAACATCCTTAGATACATATAGGACTTCGTATGGCTTTTCAAAATAATCTTTTAATAACCTACTAAATATCATATTTAACTTAAATAGTGTTTTTATTTCTGTCATCTTAATCAAGTCTTAAAAAATCAGATTCAGCATACTTTAAGAACCAATCCTTATTGTTTTCATATTTATCTACTACTGCTTCCAGCATAACCAACTCTTCTATTTGGTATGATGATATTTTATCTACAAGTGATTCTATCTTGTTTAAGATATTAGTTGTCATCTCAGGGTCTGTTTTATAGACGCTATCAAATTCTTCTCTTACGATAGGTTCTAATATAGTATTAGTTCTATTTATCTGTTGCTTTAGGCTTTGTTTGTATCTGTTTGTAGCTACAAGCTCTTCATTAGCCTCTAATAGTAATTGTGATAGCAATACTGATTTTAGGTATGCAATCTGTTCTTTGGTTGTTTCTTTGTTACTCATAATTATTGTTTTAGTATTTATCTATTATTCCTTCTATATTCTTAAATCTGTAACCTAACTGCTCCCTCATAAACGACCTTCTAACGCCATCATCTCTCTTTACTGTATCTTTACATTCGGTAACTTTATCGAAGTAATGAGGTTGCTTTAAATCAAATGTAGAGATAGTTTCTACTACTCTATAGATTCTATTTGTATCTAAACATTTAAACTTAACAAACCTAATACTTAACTTCTCGTCTAAAATATTCATATTCAATATATCTAATGCAAATATAGTTAAATTATTTAATCTGACAAAAAAATTAACACAAAAAAAATAAATTAAGTTATCTTAGTATAACAATGTTTATTTATGAGTGATTTTAGTTTTGAAGTACCTGCAACATTAAGAGGTATAAAATTAAACCAATGGCAAAGGTATATTGATATTTACGAGAAGAATAAAGACGCAGAAGATACTGAGTTTTTAGACAAGAAGCTTTTAAGCATCTTTTGTAATATTGACTTTAAGGACATAGACAAGTTAGGCTTAGAGGTGTTTTATAGCACCATACAACACATTTCTAACTTACTTAATCAAAAGATAGATTTAGTTCAAAGGTTTAGCTTAAAAGGTACAGATGACGTTGTTGTAGAGTTTGGATTGATACCTAACTTTGATAAGATGAGTTATGGAGAGTTTATAGACTTAGAGAAGTATATGTTTGATAATAAGAATTATCATAAGGCTATGGCAGTTCTTTACAGACCAATTAAGTTCAGGAGTAAAGATAAGTATCTTATACACGATTACAAGGGTACAGAGTATATGGCTGATGTAATGAGAGATGCTCCATTAGACGCTGCACTTAGTGCAAGGGTTTTTTTTTATCGTTTAGCGACAAAATTAGGGAATTATACGATGGCTTATACACTCAAAGAGTTGCAGAAGAAACAGGAGGGTCGGCAGGACAAGCTTTCGGTAGAAAATGGGGAGACTATCAAGCAATATTTACTCTCGCTCGAGAAGATGTTAGAAGAATCGGAGAGGTTACAAGACTCCCTTTACACCAATGCTTAATGTATTTGGAATTTGTAAAAGAGAAATCAGAATTAGAAAGTAGAATGTTAAAACAAAAAATGAGATGACACACGTTTACGACATATTAGAAATCATAAAGGATGAGTTACTGGCAAGTCCATCAGTAAATACTGTTACTTATGGGGATTTAAGTGAGGTTGATTTAGATAAGACCACTATATTTCCATTATCACATATGTTGATAGATAGTGCTAATTACAAAGAGAGAACAGTTGTTTTTAACATTAATCTACTTTGTGCAGATATAGTTGATTACAACACTAAAAAGGCTAACCACGAATTGTTTTATGGTAATGACAACTTACAAGACGTTATGAATACTCAATTCCAAGTTATAAACTCTTTAATAATGAAGTTGATGAGAGGAGATTTATTTGAGATGAATTATCAAGTAACTACACAACCAACTGCTGAACCATTTAAAGAGCGTTTTGGTAACGAGTTAGCAGGTTGGGGAGTAAATATATCAATAGAAGTTCCTAACGGCATAAGTATCTGTTAATGGAGGGAGAGAACTTAAAATTAGCTTTAAGAGAAGTAGGTAAGCTTATAAGAAATAGATTGAAGCAAGGTGCTAAGGATGATGAGTTTTCTGCTTCAGGTAACTTGGACAAGTCTTTTAGGTATAGAGTTCAAGACAATGAGCTATACATCTTTGGAGAACAATATGCAAATGCTCTATCTGGAGGTATAAAGAACAAGGGAAAGTACGATTACGATATGGCTAAGAAATTAGCTAAGTGGGCGAAGATTAAAGGTATGAGACCTATGTTTAGGTTATATGAAAAAGATGTTGATGGAAGTTACAAACCTACAGGTAAGTTTAGAAAAGTTTACGAAAGTAGTTGGAAGTCTTTAGGTTTTGTTTTAGCAAGAAGTATTGCAGAAAAAGGAATATCTAAAAGGTTTAGGTATAAGGGTAGTGGTTTTATAGAAGCCGTTAAGAAAGAAACTAAAGAAGAGATAAAGAAAATATTAAAGGAAGGTTATAGAAAGGATATAGCTGCTCAATTAAAAACATTAAAAGCAATTAAGTAATGGCAATACAAGTAAGAAGTCCACATTTTGAAAGCGTATCTGTAAGTAATTTGTCTTATGGAATATTAAAAATATATATATGGACTGGAGATAAAAATACTGTACCGACAAATCCTGAATATACTATAAGAAAATCAGCTACAACACCTACAACTGGTAATCCAAGAGTAACATTTGAAGTAGCTGAACTTATAAGAGATTTTTTAGATATTGAGTTTGATGGTAATTATAGTGGTCAAGGAGTATGGGTTAGGTTTGAATTAAATGGATATAATTCATCTGAAGTATCTATTATTTATTATGCTTATACTATTGATGCTTTTGATGGTTATGAATATTTTGAAGAAGTTTTTACACCATCTCCATTAATGATTACAAATAGAAAATTATTTGTTTTAGAAGATAATACATTTAGAGTTCCAATATATACAAATTCAAGTCCAACAGTTACATTTTTAAAAGATAATGAGGTTGTAGGCACGACATCATTTACACAAAGCGATGAAAGTTCAGAACAAATAAAGTACGTTTCTATTTATGGAGATGATACTAATTGGGATTCTTTTAAAGAAAGAGTTTTAGAAGATGGTGGTACAGATTATGAAAGTAATAAATGTTTAGAAGCATTTTTTAATGAATTTTCAATAGGTGCAGTAGATAAGATAATTGTTTCAGATAGTAATGGTATTAAAACTATAAATGTAGAAACATTACAAGAATGCAAATACGAACCTAAAAAGGTAACATTTGTAAATAAGTTTGGTGCTTTACAAGATATGTACTTCTTTAAGAAGTCAGTTGAGAGTATGAATGTTGAGAAAGAGTCTTATAAGTCAAATATATTAAACGCATCTTCATATAACAGTTATAATCACGTTTACAGAGATTTTAATGTAGTAGGTAAAGAATCAGTTACTTTAAGTAGTGGTTTCTTAGATGAAGAGTATAACAAAGTGTTTAAGGAAATGATGTTATCTGAAAAGGTATGGGTTACTAACATAACAGAAGATGGAGAACAAGTATTACCAATTAACGTTAAAACAGGAGATATTACTTACAAGACTTCTTTAAACGATAAGTTAGTACAATACACAATACAATTTGATAAATCATTTGATACTATAAACAATATTAGATAGATGCAGATAGCTCAATTATACATAGAAGGTCAGAGAGTTGATATGTTTGAAGATGTTAGTATTAGTATTACTGATACTATAAAAGACGTTAGAGATATTAGTAAGGTGTTTACAGAGTATTCTCAAACATTTTCTTTACCTGCGAGTAAAACCAATAATAAAATATTTAAACACTATTATAATAACGATATTGAAGATGGTTTTGATGCAAGAATACGAGTTGCTGCAAATATAGAATTAAACTCTATTCCTTTTAGAAATGGTTATATTCAACTTGAAGGAGTTGATTTGAAAAACAATATTGCTCATACATACAGAATAACTTTCTTTGGTAACACTGTTTCATTGAAAGATATATTAGGAGATGATTTACTATTAGGATTAAGTTGGTTAGATGAATTTAGTAAAAAGCAAAATGGAGATAAATTAATGTTTAGTCCTGATGACATAAAAGATTATTTAACTACAATACAAAACAAAACTGTAGATGGAGTGTCTTATATAGCTCCAGTACAAGTACCTTTAATAACGCACACACAAAGGCTTTATTATGATTCAAATGAGTCTATAGAAGACAAGGGTAATCTTCATTATGACAATCAAAACGGAAATCCTTTTGACCACGGAGTTAAGTGGAATGAATTAAAATATGCTATAAGATTAAATATTATAATAAAAGCTATTGAGAAAAAATATACTATTTCTAATGGATATAGTAAAAACTTAGTATTTAGTGATGATTTCTTTCATAGATATTCGGATAATTTTAACAATTTATATATGTGGTTGCACAGAGCAAAAGGTGTGGTAACCACAGGTGAACAGGTGGAAACCATAACTTACACTGTAGATGATTGGACTGACAGTACTCAGACTTATTCTTCAATACAAAATGGTAATCTTATAATGTACCCAAGTACAAATGTATTTTACAGACAGTTAAAATTAACAATAAATGTTGATTCAGGGTATTCAAGTGTACCATATTCTTTTATTGTATTCAGAGATGGGGAAAAGGTATATGAAAGTGGTGTTATAACAGGAAGTACTGGTCAAATAGAAATAGAGGCTACAAGTAGTGATTCTATATTAAATAAAAATTATTATATACAAATAAACACTACTGAAACAATAGAATTTTCAAGTATTAATTGGCTTGTTAGAAATAGAATATCAACTTTTGTATGGGATGAAGATAGTTATACAACAGGTATTATTAATATACAAGGAGAGTATATTGAGTTCAATATAACTCAACAAATACCTGAAATGAAAGTTTTAGATTTTTTAACATCATTGTTTAAGATGTTTAATCTTATTACTTACGTTGAAGGAAGTGAAATGATTGTTAAACCATTAAATGACTTTTATGATAATCCATCTTCAGATTCTCCTTATGATATTACAGAATATGTGGATGTAAATAAAAGTCAAACAAATGTAGCTCTACCTTTTAGAGAGGTAAAATATTCTTACAAAGGGTTAGGTACTTTTTTAGCAAAACAACATCAACAACTATTTAATAAAGAATGGGGTACAGAGGAATACACTGGAGAAGATAATGCTATTTTATCTAAAGATATATTTAAGATTGAAATACCTTTTGAACATATGAAGTTTGAAAGATTATTAAATATAAGTAATCCTAATCCACCTACAGGAATACAATGGGGTTTTTGTGTAGATGATAATCAACAAAGCTATATTGGTCAGCCTTTAATATTTTTTATGGATAGAAAAACACTTGCTACAGATGGAAAAATATCTTTTGTAAACCAAGTAAATGGAAATAACGGAGCTTTAGACCACGAACCAATATCATCTTATTACGCACCTGCTAATTCAGATTTAGATATTGATTTATTTGGAGTTAAACAATCAATAAATTTCAGTAAAGAAAATGATGAATGGGAGTTAGTTGCTACAAATGAAACCTTATTTAACAACTATCATAAAAATTATATTTCAGGTGTTTTTAGCCCAAAAAATAGGCTTACTAAAATAACTGCTTACTTACCTTTAAATATAATGTATAAATACACATTAGCAGATAGGTTTATAGTTTCAGGTAAAAGCTATAAGATTAACTCAATAGAAACAGATTTTTATACAGGTAAATCTGAAATAGAATTATTAAGCGACATATAATGATAAGAGAAACATTAGAATTACTAAGGAATAACGAGTGGTTAATAGAAGACAAGGATATTAATATAGCTAAAGGACTATATGAATTACCTTCAAGTTTTAGAGAGTTAAAAACAAGTATAAAAAGAAAAAAACTAACAAGATAATGGCTGACGAAAAAATTGTATTTAAAGTAGTTGTTGATGATGAAGGTAATATTGTTAAACTTCAATCTACAGAAAAAGGGTTTAGAGATATTGACCTTACAGTTAAAAATGCTGAAAACTCTGCTAAAAAATTAAATCAAACTATAAGTAAAACAGGTTCAGGAGGTACGCTTAAATCATTAAAGCTAACTCAAAAAGAATATGGTAAATTAGTTAAAACTCAACACCAAATTTCAGATGCTACAGGTAGTGCTACTTCAGCAACAATGGAACTTAGTAGAGTTATATCTGATGCACCTTATGGTATTCGTGGTATGGCGAATAACATCACTCAGTTAGTTTCTCAGTTAGGTACTGCATCTACTAAAGCAGGTGGTCTTAGTAGTGCTTTGAAACTTATGGGTAAACAACTTATGGGGCCTCTTGGTATAGTTTTCGCTATTACAGCAGCTATATCTGCATTAGACTTTTTCTTTGGAGCTAATGAAAAAGCTCAGAAATCCGTAAGTGATTTAACAAAAGAAGTTTATTCAAGTGGTTTAGTTGCTAATCAATATGCAAAAGAACTTGAAGATGTTAATTTAACTGAAGAAAGAAGAAAGGTAGTTACTCAAGAGTTAATAAAATTAATACCTACTTTAAGTGAGGAAGATTTAAAATACGGAAATAGTTTAGATGATATTAGATTAAAAATAAAACAATATACTCTTGCTCAAGCTGGTAGGGTAGAGATGGATAAGTTAGTTCAAGAAAACTCTGCCTTATTATCTAAGCAAATGAGGGTAGATTTAGTTAATTCTACAGAAGACCAAGAAGAGAAAGTTAAGATAATAAAAGGTTTACTAAAAGAAGAAGGTATTGAGTTAGAGAAAGCTGTTAATCAATCTTATCAGATGGGTCAAGCTAATTTAACTTTAAGAAAAAAGACAAATGATGAATTGATACAAGATTTCAATATTTTAGCTAAAGGTATAAAGAAAGAATCTGACCCTATATTAGAACAAATAAATAATATTAGTGATGCGTTAATTTTAGACCCTGAAAAAAATGGTAAAAAACCAACAGGTAAAGATAGACCTCTCGTAAAATGGTTTTACAATGAGATGGCAGGTCTTGCAGATATTATTAAAGATGAGAATTTTGATGATATAAGTGATACTGCTAATATAACAGGGGAACTTATATTACCAGCAAAAGTAACTCCTTTTATGCCTGATGAAGACGAGCTTCTTCAGTTTATAGAAAGGTACAATGTAGTAATGTCAGGTCTTACTGATTTTGTAGATGGAGAATTTGAAAGACAATTAACTATAGAGCAAAATAAAACAAATGCTCTAAACGAGGAATTGAATAATAGATTATTAAACGAAAGCTTATCTGCTGACCAAAGAAAAAGTATTCAAAATGAAATAGCTCAAAATGACGAAAGACTAAGAGTAAAACAAGAGGCGATAAAGAAAAAAGCCTTTAATACTCAAAAAGCATTTAACATATCTACTGCTTTATTAGATACTTATTCAGCAGCAAGTTCTGTTTTTAAAAATACTTTAGCTAACCCAATAAATAAATTATTACCAGATGGAGGATTGTTAAAAGCTAAAATAAACGCAGGTGTAGCAATAGCAGGAGGTTTACTCCAAGTAGCAGCTATATCAAGACAAAAATATCAATCATCATCAGCAGCAACACCTATTAATACTACTGGTGGTGGTGGAGCAGGTGCATCACAACGAGCAGACCCTTCGTTTAATATAGTAGGAAGGTCTGGCGATAACTTACTTATAAACGCAATACAAGCACAGTTTGATAAGCCATTAAAAGCCTATGTAGTATCGAGAGACGTTACTAATCAACAACAGTTAGATGGTATGATTGTAAGTCAAGCAGGTACTTAAAATAAAACAGAATAAAATAAAACAAGTTATCATAGTATAAATAAGTTAAATATGGAAGGATTAGATATAATAGAATTATTTATAGACGAATCAAGAGAGGAAGATGGAATTGATGCAATATCATTAGTAGAATTTCCAGCTATTGAAGAGAACTTTGTAGCTTTAAGTAAGCATAAAGTAGAGTTTAAAACTGTTGATTCAGAAAAAAGAATAATAGTTGGTTTAGCATTAGTACCAAATAAGCTCATATACAGACGTAGAGGAGATTATGAGTATAATATAACCTTCTCTACCGAAACAGTAAGAAAAGCGTCTGAGCTATACTTAAAACGCCTTAAAAACAATAATACAACATTAGAACACGCTGAATTTACAGGAGGTGTATCTGTTATAGAATCTTGGATAGTAGAAGACCCTGAAAAGGATAAGACTGCTTTATATGGATTAAATGCAGTAGAAGGTGCTTGGGCAGTTACTATGAAGATAGACAACGATGAGGTATGGGAAGATGTTAAACAAGGTAAATACTTAGGATTAAGTATCGAAGGTATGTTTAGCGATAACGTAGAAGATATTGAAGAGGTTGAAGCGAGTAGTGTTTTAGAAGAGATAAAGAAAATATTAACTGAAGATGTATGAGAGCTAAATATTGCAAATGTAAGAATACTTATTCTATTGATTGTGATAAGTATTTAAAGAAAAGAAAATGCAACGCAGACGAGTATTGGAAGCAAGGCATAGGCTCAATTCACAAGCAAGAAGAAGAGTAAAAATACGACAGTAAATTTTTAAATAGTTATATTAATATAAACCAATAAGTATGAAAGCGACAGAAATCCTTAATAATGTCAAAGAGCTTTTAAATCTTTCTAAAGAAGAGATAAAAGTTGAAGACATTGCAGTTGAAGAGTCAGTAGAGTTATCTACAGAGGAAGTAACTGAAGAAGTAAAAGAGGAAGTAGAAGAAGTTGTACTTGCTGAAGAGCCTAAAGAAGAGGTTGTAATCGAGGAGGAAGTTGAAGCTCCTGCTATGAGTTACGCTACTTCTGAAGAATTATCAGCAGTAAAAGCAGAGCTACTTTCTATGATTAAAGCATTAATCGAAGATAAACCAATGGGAGAAGCTAAAGAAGTTCCTGAGGAGTTATCTAAACAAGAAGAAGTTGAATTATCTGAAAATGTAGAAGAAGTTGTACATTCTCCAGAGGCTCAAATCGAAAAGAAAAAGAATTTATTATCAAACCCAAACAAATCTATGACTATCGAAGAGAGAGTTAATAGAATGTTATTTAATTAAAAATTAGACAAAATGGCTACTACTACAAGTATTACTACAACTTACGCTGGGGAATCTGCAGGAAAATATATTTCTGCTGCTTTATTATCAGGTAACACTATTGCAAATGGTGGATTAACTATCCGACCAAACGTAAAGTTCAAAGAGGTTGTTAAAAGATTGGAATTAGATGGTATCACTAAGAATGGTACTTGCGACTTCAATGACACTTCAACTTTGACTTTAACTGAAAGAATCCTTGAACCAAAGGAATTACAAGTTAATTTAGAATTATGTAAGAAAGATTTCCGTTCTGATTGGGATGCAATCTCAATGGGATATTCTGCATTTGACAACTTACCATCTTCTTTCCAAGACTACTTAATCTCTTATGTTGCTGCTAAAGTAGCACAAAAGAATGAGCAGAACATATGGGCAGGAGCAGATGGAGAAGGTTCATTTGATGGATTCTCTACTCTATTAGCTGCTGATGCTGCTTTACCTGCTGCACAAGAAGTTGCTGGTACTACTGTAGATGCTTCTAATGTTGTTGATGAATTAGGGAAAGTAGTAGATGCAATTCCTTCTGCTTTATATGGTAGAGATGATTTATTCATCTATGTTTCTCAAAACATCTTTAGAGCTTACAAGAGAGCTTTAGGAGGATTCCAAGCTAATGGACAAGGTGCTGCTGGTGTAGGTTCTCAAGGAAACAACCAAGATATTAACATCTTATACTTTGATGGTGTAAAAATCTTTATGGCTAACGGATTAGCAGCAAACACTGCCGTAGCAACTACTAAAGATAACTTACAATTTGGAACAGGTTTATTATCAGACCACCAAGAAGTAAAAGTATTAGATATGGCTGACTTAGATGGTTCTCAAAACGTAAGAATCATAATGAGATTTACTGCAGGTGTACAGTACGGAATCGTTGAAGATATCGTAACTTACGGAATAGTAAATTCTGCTAACTAAGATTAAAAATAAATAAACAGAAAGAGGGTAGGTAGTTACTGCCTACCCTTTTTTTATAACTAATAATTAAAAAATAAATATTATGTGTGATTTTATTACGGCAGGTAGAACAGAACCTTGTAAAGATAGTGTTGGTGGAATCAACGCTGTTTATTTTATTCCTTTTGGAGGATTAGGTCTTATTACACCAGACACAACAGATGAGGATGTAATCGCTACTGTTGGTGGAGACCCAGATGCTTATAAATATAATGTTAGAGGAAACTCTACCTATACTGAAAACATTCAATCAAGTAGAGAGAATGGAACTACTGCTTTCGAGCAAGTATTAGAGTTAAGTCTTAAAAAATTAACCAAAGAAGACCACAAAGCAATTAAGCTAATTTCTTTTAACAGACCTCATATTCTTATTGAAGACAATAACGGAAATGTATTCTTTTCAGGTTTAGAATATGGAATGGATGTAACAGGAGGTACTGTAGTAACAGGTGGAGCTATGGCTGATATGACTGGATATACTTTGAGTTTTACTGGTATGGAGAAAAAACCAGCTAATTTCTTAAAAGTTGCTGTTTCAGGAAACACTCCTGAACAAAATATTGTAGCAGCAGGTATAACAGATATTTCCTAATTACTATAATTAATTTAAACTAAACCCTACCTTTTTGGTGGGGTTTTTTTATTAAATAAAACAAAAATAAATTATTTAGTTATCATAGTATGTTAATATTACAACCGACATCAGGAGATAAAATAATTACGATTGCACCGAGAAGTTCAAACTTGTCAGGGGTATTCGTTTTAAATATAAGAAGAGATGGAGATGGTAAAGAAGAGTCTATAACAAATGCTACTTTAAGCAATATAGTAAACTTTACTGAAGTTACTTTTCAATCAACAATACTTGAAGAGGACTCTACTTATTATTTAGAAATAACTAAAGATAGTGAGCTTTGGTATAGAGACAAAATATACGTAACATCTCAAACTGCTTCAGAAAGAGTAACTGAGAAACACGAGATAGGTAATGGCACAATATACAAGCCTTATAGTATAGTAGATGATAACACATACATAATATAATGAGTTCAAATAAGAAAAATACAGTTAGTAAAGAATATAAAGATAGCATTAGAGTTGTCAATATGTCTTCTTACCAAGTTCCTACAATCAAAGAGGTTCACAATAAAGAGTGGGTTGCATTTGGGGATGATAATGATTATTTTGATAATCTTATAGATAGGTATCTTGATAGTCCTACTAATGGTAGATGTATTAATGGTATTGTTGATATGATTTATGGTAGAGGATTAGAATCTACTAATTCAGACTTATTTCCTGAAGATTATGTTAGAATGAAGAAGTTGCTTAGACCAAGAGAGGTTAAAAGACTTGTTAATGACTATAAATTGTTAGGACAAGGTGTTATGCAACTAACATACAATAAAACTAAAACAAAGATACTAAAGGTATCTCACTTTCCTATGGAGACCCTTAGAGCAGAGAAAGCTACTAAAGGTGTTATAAAGGCTTATTACTATCATCCTTCTTGGAAAGACTGTAAGAACTCAGATAATCCTAAAAGAATACCTACATTTGGTAATGGTAGTAAATCTCAAGTAAACGAGCTTTATGTATTTAAACCTTATAGAAGTGGTTTCTATTACTACTCTACAGTAGATTATCAAGCATCTTTACAATATAGCGAGTTAGAAGCAGAGGTATCAAATTATCATTTATCGAATATAGAAAATGGCTTACAACCGAGTTTATTTGTAAACTTTAACAATGGAATACCAAATTCTGAAACTCAACAAGCAATAGAGAGTAAGATTAATCAGAAGTTTAGTGGTAGTTCTAATAGTGGTAAAGCTATTATTGCTTTTAACGAATCAGCAGAAACTAAAGCTGATATAGAGGCTATACACTTACCAGATGCTCACGCTCAATACCAATTCTTATCTGATGAGGCAAGAGAGAAGATAATGTTAGGACACGGAATTGTATCTCCAATACTTTTAGGTATTAAAGACAATACAGGATTCGGTAACAATGCAGAAGAGTTAAGAACTGCATCTGTACTAATGGATAATGTTATTATTAGACCATTTCAAGATGGTATTATCTATGGATTAACAGAGATACTTGAATTTAACAAAGTATATCAAGATTTATACTTCGTAACTCTACAACCAATCGAGTTTACAGAATTAGATAACGTATCTACTAAGATTAGAAAAGAAGAAGAAACAGGAGAGAAATTATCTGCTGAAGACAATAAAGACTTTTCAGAAGATGAAGGAGATGATATGATTAATCAATTAGAAGCCTTAGGAGAGGTTTTAAGCGATGATTGGGAGGTAATCCATAGTGAGATATACCAAGACGAAAATGAGTCCGTTAAAATGGCTGAAATCAAGTATTCTGATAAAGCATCTTCAGAAGATGATGGTGTATATAAAATAAGATACGCTTATATGCCAGAGAGAAAGTCTCCTAACAGTAGAGATTTCTGTAAGCGAATGGAATTACTAACAGGTAGAAAAGTAGTATTTAGAAAGGAAGATATTAATATGATGTCTTTTAGAGGTGTAAACAAGGAGTTAGGTCATAAAGGCAGAAACTATAGTTTACTAAAATACAAAGGTGGTAAGAACTGTCATCACTATTGGGAGTTAAGAGTTTACAAGAAGAAAGATGGTAAGCAAGTTGATTCAGCTAACGCTTATGGAGATGGTTTAAAAGAGCCTAACAATCCAAGTGAGATGGGAGAAAGAATGATAGATAGAGCAGATAAAGGTGCTTATCGAAGTACTTTAAATAAAATAAAAAAGACTTTAGGTATATGAAAGCATTATTCATAACAATACAAGATTTAAAGGCTAAGTCAATAATTAGTGGTAGTACTGATGCTGACAAGCTAATTCACTTTATTGAGTTGGCACAGGATATACATATCCAAAATTATTTAGGTGGTAATTTATATGATAAGTTACAAGCTTTGATAATATCAGGAGATATAGACTTACCTGCTAATAGTGATTATAAGAGCCTTAGAGACGTTTATATTAAGCCAATGTTAATATGGTTTACTCAAGCAGAGTACTTTCCTTTCTCTATGTTTAAAATTGATAATGGAGGTATATCGAAGCATAGAGGGGAAGACTCTGATTCTGTTAATTATAGTGATGTAGATAGAATGATGAGTAAGATAAATGATAGAGCAGAATTTTATACTAAAAGGTTTTTAGATTATATCTGTTTTAATAGTAATAAATATCCTGAGTACAATAACAATAGTAATGGAGATATGTACCCTGATAAAGATGCTAATGATTTTTCAAGTTTCGTTTTATAATGGATAGTAAAAAAAAGACATATAAGACCAAAACAGTTAACATAATAAAGCTAAATACTTTTTATAATAGTTTTAGTAAAGAGATTAAAAAAGAAAAAAATGGCAAACGAAATATACGATAGTACTTGGTGGGGTAACACAATACAAACTGCATCTTCAATAGGTACATCTACTGAAATGATACAAGGTCAGTTTAATATGGATGATAGGCAAGAAGTTGAAGCAGTAAAATGTTTAGCAGACGTAATTCATAGAATAGGAATACAAGATATACAAAACTAAAAACAATGGCAAAAGTACTTTATGCACACAGAAAGGAAACCGATGGAAGCATTTTTTATGTAGGTATAGGTACTGAAAAAAGACCATATACAAATAAAAGTAGAAATGATTATTGGCATAATACAGTTAATAAATATGGATATTATGTAGATGTTTTGTCAAAAGAATTAAGTATTGAAGATGCTTTAGAGTTAGAGGAGTTTGTGATTTGTGAACTTGGTAGAAAAGATTTAGGTAATGGTAATTTAGTTAATCTAAATAATGGAGGAAAAGGAAATCTACAAGTTAGTGATTTGACAAAGAAAAAAATGTCTAAATCTGCAATGGGAAGAACTGCTTGGAATAAAGGTTTGCCAATGAGTGAAGAGCAAAAAGCAAAATTAAGTAAAATTAGAGAGGGCGTTACATCTCCAAGAAAAGGTGTTAAAATAACAGAAGAAACAAGAGAAAAAATAAGAAAAGCTAATTTAGGTGGTAAAAGTTCATCTGCTAAAGCGGTTTATAACACGGAAACAAATGAAACTTTTGAAACTATTAAACAAGCTGCTAAATCTATAAATATAAATTATAGAACTTTATCATCTATGCTTAATGGAAGTAGAAAAAATAAAACTAATTTAAAATTTAAAAAATAATGGCAAAACCAAAACTTTGTTTAATACCAGCTGCACAAGGAAGCAAGTTTTATTCTGTACTACCATCAAGTGGTGTAGGGGATTTTACATTTTCACGTAGTGGTTCAGCAACAAGAATAAACTCACAAGGACTGATAGAAACAGTTGGAAACGGAGTATCAAGATTAAACTATCCTTTGATTGATGGTGTTGTAAGTGGATGTCCACATCATATTTTAGAGCCAAGTAGAACTAACTTACAAGTAAATAGCGAAG